ACGGTATGATAGTCTACGAATACATACCTAATTTGGGCGCGAAGAATATAATAGCAAAGAAGATACAAGACATAGCGCTGAGTATGCAGACGCGAGATTATTTAAAGCTACCCGAGCTGCATACCGTAGATGAACACATAGAGTTAAGCAGCTTTGATAAAGAAGTGTATAATTCGCTCGAGGAAGAATACGCGCTTGATTTTTTAAACGGCGGAGAGGTAACTGTGGGGACGGCTTCCGATTTGACTATGAAGTTATTGCAGATATCAAGCGGCGCGATATATGAAGACAGGGTAGGTGATAAGCGGGCAACGGTATGGCACGAGGTAAACACAGCTAAAATAGATGCGCTGCGTGTCCTGCTAGACACGTACAAGGAAGAAAACTTCATAGTAGTATATCAGTTCAGGCACGAGATAGATCGTATCAAGGCGGCCTTTCCTTATGCGCGCGAGTTGCGCAAAGGCGCAGGATTGAAGGAAGATTTCACAAACTGGAATGCGGGTAAGATACGGCTTCTTATTATACATCCTGCGGGAGCCGGGCACGGGCTAAATTTACAGTTCGGCGGGCGCAGAATGATTTGGTTTTCGATTACATGGAATTTAGAGCATTATCAGCAGACCATTGCGCGGTTATTGCGAAGGGGCGCGATAAAAGACATATATGTGCACAGACTAGTAGCGGTAGGGACGCGCGACGCGAAAGTATGCGCGCGACTTGAAAGCAAAGATAGTGATCAAACATTTTTATTCAAGCAGTTAAACGAATTAAAACAAAGGTATGGCGGCAAAGTACGGAAATAGCGGCGGGCGCAATGCGGGCAAGAAATATGCAAAATTGCGTGGCGATGAAATGGCGACGCCCGAAAGCGAAGGGCGCGCGATCGAGTTTATGAAATGGTTTGGCGATAATTTTAATGCGCTTCGGACGAAGTTGTTATACAAAGAATACTACGACGACCAAGTCGCGACAGACACTGCGCTGCATCTCTACGACTGTATCCTGCTAAAAGGTTTGGTCGTAGAAAATTACAAGTGGTATTATCTGCGCGCATATCATACGGCGCTACTCGCGTCGAAGGTAAGACGAAAAGACGAGGTGCTGCATATAGAAGACAGCGCTTACGACACCGTAGCATCGTCGAACTGCGATTACTCAGAGTATGAGCGCGCTTCCGATCAGCTGCAAAATGAAATACTCGAGTATGTGCGCGGCGCGTATGACCCGATTAGCGTATCGCTTTTTGAAATATACGTCGCATTGCAGCCTGATATGAGCTACAATAAGTTGTCGGCGATGTTAGGCATTCCGGCCACAAAGATATGGCCGGTGATCGGCCTAATACGCAAGGACGTGGCCGCCCGATTCGCGGAGAAACACAATATATTACTATCACTCTTGTGATTTTTTATCTTTATATTTTAACCCCTAATTATTCAAGTTATGCAGACATTCATTTTTTTAGCCGTTACGGCTTTAGTTATGCTAGCTAACGCACTGATTGCGTTGGTGTTAGCGTGGGTATTTACGGAACTGATTCCGTTGCCGCTAAACCGAAAACCCTTCAATTGTAGGGGATGTACTTCCTTTTGGTTTACCATGCTTATGGGCCTCGGATGGGCCGTACTACTCACGAAGTACATAGCACCCGATTTAGGCAACGCAGGCGATTACATCCTGTTCTTCGGCATATCCGCCGTGGCCACGCTGATGGGTGTTATCAATTATATGTACATCAAATTTAAATTTAAAATCTATGAATAAAGAAGTAAAAGAGCAGTATGCTCACGTAACCGCAGACGTTATCAATAAAGTATGCGGAGTCATTGAAAACTCGTATGCGCATGTATACAGTGTGTCGAGGGTGTTTGAGGCGTATAACCTCGCGATGCAGAAAAACGATAAGCCGCAGACATGCAGCTCATGCTTGCGCAATCGCGTACGCGATCTGATCAAGTGGTACGATGCTTACGAAAAGTCGCAAGGTGCTGAACCTAAGAGTGCGTGTACAGATGTTTCCCCGCAGGTCGTTATCTATCCTGTTAAGGACGGATTTTCCGATATTGCTTTTACGCTTAAGGGCACAGAGGAGTGCGATTTATACGAAGGAAAGGTGGCATTCGCAGACGGTAACGCCGTGTCTCCAGGGAAATACATCACGGTGTTAGGCGAGATGGTGATCGAGGTAGTAGAAGGCGGAGCGGCTACTATCGGATGGCAGTACGACGACGCTTCAAAAGAAGGCTACATAAGTCAAGTCGACGGAACCGTGCGGTATCCGATGCAGGATTCTGTGCCTATCGACTTCACGCCGAATGAAGGCACGCTAGTAGAAGGCACGGCCTTGTATGCGAATGGCCTCACCGTCCCCCTCGGACTATACACCACAACAGAGGGTCTCACTATCGCAGTAGAGGGCGACGGCACGGCTACTATTGCAGAGGATATAGCCCCGCAGTACACCGCCCCCGGAGCGCCTAATTTCGTAGCACCGGCAATCGGCGTAGTTCGCCACCCCATGGCCGACGGAGCGATGCCGATCGACTTCACACGAGGCGAAGAAGATGCGTACAAGGGTACAGTGCTCCGCGCTGACGGAAGCAAGGTTAAGGCAGGCACTTACGTTACCGCTGTGGGCGGAACTATTGCAGTGCAGCCAGGCGGAAAGGCAACCTACAAAGAAGAAGACTTGACATAATGGATAGACTATGCGGCGTACAATTGTGGAAGCTTCGCACGAAGCACGGCCGAGACAAGCTATTTGCCTCGGGCGCGCTTCTGCGCGAAGAAGCCAGTAAATACTTCGACTGGTGCGATCGTCACCCGTGGATACGCGCCGAGTTGGTAAAATACAAGGGCGACTACAGCGAGGCCGATTTGCCGCTCGGTCGCCCTTACACTATGGACGGGCTTACCGTGTACCTTGGCGTATCAGGCGGGTACTTCCGTGCAGCAAAGAGCAACATCATAGATAAGAGAGAGCGCGGTAGAGGTACGGCGGAAGATGAGGATGTGCTCGATGCAGTACAGTGGATAGAGGGCGTAGTGCGTGCGCAGCAGGTCGAAGGGGCCGCGGTGGGCGTGTTTAACACCAATCTAGTAGCAAGGATCAACGGCATAGCCGACAATGTGAATCAGACGGGTAACAGCGAAGCCGTATTGCGCGTTACCGTTCGCGATCAGAAGACTGCCGACGATCTCGACGCGTTAGAAGACCTGCTATAATGGAGACAACTAGAGTATTTAGCGAGCTGCTAGCCGCCTACGTTAACCCGAAAGTCCGTATAATCGCCCTGAAAGGCGGTACGCGCTCGGGCAAGACGTGGGCGGTATTGCAGTTACTTAACACGATAGCCGCCCGTTCTAAGAAGCCGCGTCTTATCTCTATCGTGTCTGAGACTATGCCGCATTTGAAGAGAGGCGCGATACGCGATTTTCAAGGCATGCTAGAAGCGGAAGATGCATACAACATCGCTGCGTGGCACGATACAAATAAGATGTACTCGTACAAGAAGGGTAAGATCGAGTTCTTTAGCGCGGATCAAGCGAGTAAGGTGCTAGGCCCTGCACGCGACGTGCTTTTCATAAACGAGTGCATTAACTTGTCGTTCGATGTGTATCGGCAGTTGTCTGTGCGTACGACTGAGAAAGTCATACTCGATTATAACCCGGCGTTTGAGTTTTGGGTAGATACGAAACTAGCGCACCGAGACGACGTGGCGCTGATACACTCTACCTATCTTGATAACGACATGCTCAGCCCTGCGCAGATAGCCGAGATAGAGAGTAACCGAGAGATTGACCCCGACTGGTGGAAGGTGTACGGCCTCGGATTGACAGGTAGTACAGAGGGCATCGTGGTCAAGAACTGGGACATTGTCGACAGTCTACCGCCGCGCGAAGAGTGGAAAGCCGCATACCTAGGCGTCGATTTCGGTTGGACTAACCCGAGCGCGATATCTCTAGTAGTGTTGGCACACGGCGAAGTGTGGCTAGATCAGTTATTGTATGCACGCGGTAAGGATAATACCGAGCTTGCGTCTTGCATACTCGAGTCTGAATACAACGACCTAGAGGTCATTTGCGATGGTGCAGAGCCTAAGTCAATACGCGAGCTACAAAATGCCGGAGTGCGGGCCATCCGCACCGAGAACAAAGATATACGGCTTGGCATACGCGTGATGAATCGATACAAGAAGCACTACACTAAAAGTAGCGTGGACACTATACGAGAGAATCGTCTGTACCATTATCCATTGCTCCCCGATGGGACGTACGGAGACATTCCGGTCGACAAGGACGGGCATGCTAAGGACGCAGAGCGTTACGTATTTTTAAACAGATTATCTAACATTTCTTCCGGCTTCGATATAACGGTAGGCCGTGCAGCTAGGAAGAATCAATAACAGCATTATGAAACATTTTACTATGGCGGAAATGACCGTTACCGGCTCCGGGCTCCCGAACACCCCCGGACAACTCGCAATCGAGAATCTAGAGTACCTCGTTGAGAAGGTTCTCGACCCTGCTAGAGAGGCTACCGGCGTACCTATCGAGGTGACTAGCGGGTACCGCAGTGCGGCCGTTAACGCTGCTATCGGCGGCGTGTCTAACTCTCAGCATGTAACGGGCCAAGCGGCGGATATCACTACCGCAGACATGGCTAAACTCTTTGCGTGGTTGCGCGCCCATGCCACTTTCGACCAGCTCATTTGGGAATTTGGAAGCACGGCGCAGCCAGGATGGATACACGTGTCGATCAAACGACTTGGCGGCAATCGTATGCAGGTATTGCGCGCAATTAAGGCGGGCGGAAAAGCTAAATACTTACCCTTATGAAAGCCGCATGGATATTCTTTATAGCGCTTACGACATTCGTAGGCGGCTTGGCGATCGGATTATCAATCACTCACGATAAGATAGTACCTGTAAAGGTGGATGGCGCGGTCGTTCGCGATACGACCGCCATTCATGACACGATACGCGCCGAAGTCCCTAAGCCCATTGTTCGCGATACTGGACGAATAGACACGGTAAGAGTGTATAAGTATAAGGACAGTAGTGTTAAGCTAACACACGGCTTGCAAATGGACTCTACGGGCAATATACTTATACCGATAGAGCGTAAGATATACCTAACGAAGGAATATAAGGCGACGGTGGACGGTTACCGTACTGATCTCGTGTCGATGGAGCTATATACCAAGACGACTACAATTCACGAGACTGTAAATAAAATGAAGTCGCCGCGATGGGCAGTTACAATAGGGCCCGGTGTCGGGTATGACGGGTCGCGAGTACGTCCGTACATAGGCGCGACAGTAGGATACGTACTTTGGTCTAAATAAGAGAAGCCCTCTATACTTTAATCGGTATAGAGGGCTTTGTTTTAATCAGCGTAGCCGACTAGTTTAAGGTCTTTTGGGTCGCTCTGTATTTTGCGGCCATCGTCTAAGTAGACAGGCGTTTTTCCGTTAGGCAGCACTTCGTCGTGGTACACTTTACCCGTAGCGCCGCTCTTCGTACGCACT